GCAAATGAGATAGCAACGGAAAGTGAAATTCAAGCAAGTAGAAGAAAAACGGAGTCAGCGGCAGCGGAAATGGCCGCAAAAAGTACAGCGGCCTATGCCGGTATTCCTTTTGCTGGGGCAGGACTTGCCGCCGCGCAGATTGCAGCAATGACAGCAATGATACAAACTGCGGCTTCGATGGTTCCCAAATTCGCACAAGGTGGTATTATTACCGGTGGTTCGACATCCGGGGACAAGATACTTGCCCGTGTAAACGCTGGGGAAATGATTCTGAATCAGCGTCAGCAGTCTAACCTTTTTAGGGCGATAAACTCCGGTAATATTGGAGGTACGAAAAGCTTGTCGTCGACAGTGACCACCAGGGTTCGGGCAAAGGACCTCATTCTCGCGATAAACAATGAATTGAAATCACAAGGGAAAAAGCCGATATTATGAGTTACGGACTGATTTATACCATACCGTTCGCCTCGTTGGAAGAGGTGTCTTATATTGTTAAAATAGAAAAGGAAGGATATGACGGAGAAAGCACGGAATTAGTGGCAGGAGCCAATCCGTTTGTTGTGGAAATATCAAATGAAGAGTTTTTGTATACTCCTTCGAGATTATCCACTGCCACAATAGAGGTTGTTGGTAGTGATTATCTTCGTACACTGTTCTCTACCGATTATAGGCAGTTTCGTGTCACGTTGGAGAGAAATGGGGTAGCAGAGTGGTGCGGATATATCAAGCCGGAACTTTATACTCAGGATTATTCTTCTGATTTGTTCTCATTGGAGATAGAATGCATGTCTGCCATGTCGGTGTTAGAATACTTGGATTACACCATAAAGGGCGAGGAAAAATCCTTTGTTTCATTATGGTACTTATTGAAACGCTGTATAGGGGAGTCTGGAGGTAACTATGCCTCAGTATATATACCTCATGTGTATGCGTCTGGTGCCAGTCAGTATGAGTCCGGTGAGAATATTTTCGAAAAGATGCTCATCAGCGAGCAGGATTTTTTCGACGAAGACGGTAAACCCATGAAGCTAAAAGAAGTATTGGAGGAAATTTGTAAGTTCTTGAATTGGACTTGTGTAGACTGGAAAGGAGAGCTTTATTTTGTTGATATAGACCATGAGGGAACATACAATAAGTACGATTTATCATTAGCGGCTAAGGAAGAGATGGGTGTGAACAGCCTGATAGTGCAAGATATAGGATTTGCCGGTTCCGGTCACTCCTTGGATATTCTTCCGGGTTACAACAAGGTGACAGTCAAGTGCAACAATTATCCGGTGGGGAAGATATTCCCGGAGGAGGATTTTAAAACACTTTTCCGTCTTGGAGACAAATTGTTGTATGCGAGGGAATTCGTGAAGGACAATAAGGTTTCCAGAAAGGTTTATTTCTTGCCGAATGAATATAAAATGTACCATTACGAACCGGGAATAACACAGAATCCGGTGAATGAAGATGCAATAAGGAATATGTTTCTTGATGATGTTGAACTTTTGTATGGGGCTATACCGATAAAAAGATGCAATTATGAAATGGAAAAGAATGGAGACAAGTGGGAGCCAAATATTACCAACTACAATTACGAAGACCTGATACAGATAAGGACGGTGCTTTATCCATCAGGCGCACGGCCGGATGACACGAAATACAATTTAAAATCCGATAACCCGATATTGACTTTTGAAAGGCCTCTTCCTACTGCGTTATATAAAGACGGTGCGTTTGCCATACAAGGAAGTGTGCAGCTTGTGCTGGCCTCAAAAGCCGAATTGCCGACATTGGTCCCTATAGATGAAATGTATTCGTTCGGGGATGATTTGCCCAGATTTCACACACCCCCGTATTTTGTCTGTGAGTTCTCGATAGGTGATAAATATTGGAATGGGACCACTTTCACGAACGGATATTCCACATTCAACGTATATATTGATGACGGCAAGGATGGAACATTCCATGAACCGGTGTCGGGCGGTTTCCTTAGTATAAAATCTACCAAGACATTGAGTATGCCTTATGACGGGTTGGACGGATATATCATGCCGTTGGGCTTTTCGATTGGGGGACAGCCAAAGTTTGTCATAAAGAGTTTTATCGGGAAATTGTTTAGTGGATATGTGAATTGTTTTTTAAAGGATTTGAAATGTGTTTTCCAGAATATCGACGGTATGACGGATACAGATGATTCTGACCGTGTTTATGAGAATGTCCTGAATGAAAGTTTTATCAATGAACTTGATGAGATAGAGTTAAAAATAAGCTCATACAATGATGACGGGGCATGCTATAGCAAGGTGTTGCTTGATGGTAATTACCTCACAGATAATCTGTATAATTCCATTCTTGGAAAGAACAAGCGACCTGAAGAACTGCTGATAACCCGTATAATCAACCATTATAGCGATACTCGGATAAAGCTCACCCAGATAGTTAAAAATAGTAAAGAAATATCTCCGCTGACGATTTTGACAGACAATTTTTTGGTTAGTAAAAGATTTATCAACGCCGGCGGTTCCATTGATTATGCTGCTGACCGGTTTGAGTGTATAATGATTGAGAAATGAAGGAGATACCAATAATATCAAGAACGACCCCAGCAAAGCCTCGCTCTGCCAACTATCCTATTTCATCGTCACCATCCGGTGGCGGTGGAACGGTTTCGGTTTCTCCGGGGGGAGGCGTCGGGATTGATATTATAAAGACCGGGGACTCCACTGCTTTTTCGGACACAAATGTATTGTCATCACTAAGGGCTAACGATGAGTTTATTAATAGGAAGAAGGACAGCAGTGTAACGGCTATTGTCGATTATCTGAAGGGGCTGAAAATAAATGGGATGCCGGTTACAAGAATCCTGAACAAAGATACGGAAGAAGGGGAGTTTTCGGATACGGATATAATGAGTGCATTGCGTGTTATCGCTGAGATAGCGGCTCACGATGAAGAGTTGAAAAAGCTTTTCCTCAGCAAGACCACCAACGACCGCACCCCCTTCAAGCTGGAAGTCGGCGACAAGCTCACCGCGGAGAAGGGAATTCAGATAAGCAAGAACTTCGTTTCCGGCATTATCGGAGGAAGCGGCGGCTACATCTATCTGGACGAGAACGGGAAGGTTGTCATCGAGACGGACAAGGCTGTATTCCGTGAGGAGCTTATTGTCCCTCAGATTACCTTCAACTGCATAGACGTTATATCGGGTGACAAAGCCAATACGTTCGCCTACGGAACGATAAAGACTGTAGATACAGAGAACCGCATCGCCACCCTTGACCTTCTGGAAGGCCAATACGGTACGCTTCATGTAAGCGACATATGCAGGGGTATCTTCCACAACATAGGTGGGGGAAACACCGACAAGGATACGATTGGCGCGAACGGTTTCATAGAGTATTCCGGTTTCGCCACATCCTACTTTACTCCGACCAATATACTGGAGAACGAGGCAGGAATCATGAAGTTCGAGTATGAGCTTCAGGTGGGTACGTCCGTTCATCCGATGCCGGGCATGAACTTCTTCGCATACGGTAACTTCACCGACGAGGACCGCCAGGACATTACATACGAGAACAGATACTACACCCGTCGTATTACCCATGTCAACAATTGGGTGATAGACCCGGAAACGAACATCGAGATGCAGGTAGGAAAGCTGAACGGCCTTTCCATAGGTGGCATGGATTTCTCCGGTTATTCGTTCTACGGCAAGAATGTGTACATCTCCGGCACGATAGAACGCTTGAAGCCCAACGGCACCCCAGCCAAGGACTTGAGCTATGAGGGCGTTTGGGAATCCGGCAGAAAATATGACTACTACGACAGCGTGACCCATGACGGAAGCACATGGGCCTGCATGAACAAGAACGGTTCGTCAGCCGAGCCGGGCACGAACAATGACTGGCAGAAGATTGCCTCCAAGGGTGACAAGGGCGACCCCGGAGAATCGGCAGTGTTCGCAGACCTCACCAACCAGATGGATAACGTCACCCTTACCAATGACGGCAAGGTGTACCAGGATACATCGATAAACACGGTTGCCTGGATGAGCTACGGCAGCAAGAAGATGCCCCTTACCGGCATAACATGCACGCTCCCTGCCAACGTCACCGAGACGCACGACGTTTCCACCGGAGAGATAACTTTCAGTGTCAAGCAGGGCGTGGCTCTGGACGGCAGGAACCCGATACCCGTCGCGTTGACCGCCACCTACAATGGCAAAACCTACACCGGGCAGCTCACGTTTACCCTGGCAGGTGTCAAGGGTGGCGCCGATGCCGTTCTGTACCGGCTTGTCCCGAGCGTATCTGCCGTGATAAAGGATGCCAATGGTAATCTCAATGTAACATCCGTATCGTGTACACGGTTGAAGTCTTCGGTTTCCGGCGGCACGGCCGAGACCGGGACGGGCGAACTTAAATACTCCCTTGACGGTGGAGCGGAAATTTCAATCGGAAACAATGCTGGAGTACCGGTATCAAGCTTCCAGAAGAGCATCAAGTTCATATTCTACGTGGACGGTACAGTAGTGGACGTGGAGACAATACCTCTTGTTACGGACGGTAAGGACGGTGCCCAAGGCCCTCAAGGTGTTCCCGGTCCTGCCGGAGCTGACGGGAAAACTCTATACACCTGGATAAAATATGCCGACAACGCGCAAGGTGGTGGTATAAGCAACAATCCTACCGGAAAAGCGTATATAGGTTTCGCCTACAACAAAGAGACCGCTACGGAAAGTAACAATCCCTCCGATTATACATGGAGCGATATAAAGGGAGAAGACGGTATACCGGGTGCTACCGGTGCCGACGGAAAGACTTATTACACATGGGTTGCCTATTCGGACAATGCGGACGGAGCGGGCATGTACCAACAGCCTAAAGACACGACTAAATATATCGGTATAGCCGTCAACAAAGAGACTGCTACAGAAAGTAACAATCCTTCTGACTATACATGGTCAAAATTTAAGGGGGAAGACGGACAGAGCGTGTCTTCGCTCGGCAGATGGTATACCGGGCTTATCGTGCCCAAACTGGGAATCGTCACGATGGGAGGGAGCACCTTCTGCGCGAAGAAGGAGACGACCAACCCACCGTTGTGGACCACTACGACAAATGACGGCAGGCGCATTACCCAGACGCAGGACGGAGGAAGGACATACGGATACATACTTTCCGGTGAATCAAATACGGAGGAATACGACCTGCTTGTCCAGAGCGGAAAGGACGGAAGCGACGGTACCGATTACGAAAGAGTGTTTATTCATACCACGGAGGAAAACCGCCCCTCCACCCCAGCGACCTCACAGACGGATGATTATATCCCTTCCGGATGGCATGATGACCCTATTGGCGTTTCCGAATCCCTGCCTTTTGAATGGATAAGCGAGAGGAAGAAGAGAAACGGCATATGGAGTAACTTCAGCACACCTGCTCTCTGGGCTAAATATGGATTTGATGGCATTGATGGCGCAGAAGGTGTGGCTGGTACGAGTATTGTATGGAAAGGTGATTTCTCGTCTGCCCCTTCCTCTCCTCAGAACGGTTGGGCGTACAAGAATACGACCGACAAGAAGTCGTATGTATATCAAGACGGCCAGTGGTATCAAATGACCATTGACGGAATTGACGGAAAGAACGGAAAGGACGGACTGAGCATCGTATGGAAAGGCGACCTGCAGTCTCCACCTTCCAATCCTCAAATCAACTGGGCATATAGGGACACCAATAACGGTCGTGTATACATATGGAACGGGACAGCATGGTCGTTGATGGTCGTTGACGGCTCGGACGGTGCTGACGGTGCAGCCGGCTCGAACGGATTGAGCGTGTTCATAACTTACAATGACAGCACTTCCCAGCCTTCTGTTCCTACGGGAAACGGTACTACCGGAGGCTGGCATACGAATGCTACAAGTGGAGCTATATGGATGTCGCAGAAGGTTGCTTCATCCGCAAGTGATGGGACATGGGGCACGCCAATTAAAATCAAAGGTGATAAGGGTGATAGCATAACCGCTATGGGCAGATGGCATACCGGGCTTATCGTGCCCAAGCAAGGAGTTGTCACGATGGGCGGCTCATCATACATAGCCAAGAAGGAGACCACCAACCCACCGTTATGGACTACTACGACCAGCGACGGCAGACGCATCACCCAGACCCAGGACGGTGGCAAGACATACGGGTACATACTTTCCGGCGAGATGAATTCCGCGGAGTATGATTTACTTGCTTCAAAGGGTGAAGACGGAAAACCTGGTGTTGACGGGAAACCCGGAGCTGATGGCAAGCCTGGGGAAAAAGGAGAGCAGGGCATCCAAGGCTGCATCATAAGGCATTCCGAATGGGCTGTGGACGTGACATACCGCAACGACGAAGCTCTGACAAGCGGCACTCGCTACCTTGATATTGCCATGATAAGAAACAATGCCGCAATCGACGGATGGGATGTCTACAAATGCAACACTACCCATACAAGCTCGGAAAGCAACAAGCCGGGAGTGTCATCGTCCACATGGACCAAGTTAAGCGGTGTAGGTCCTATCTACACGTCCCTCATTATTGCAAAGAACGCGAGTATTGACTTCATGCAGGGCAACCAGCTGCTTATCAAGAAGGATGACGGTACCGTGACAGCAGGTCTTTCCGGTTCGGAAGAAGGTAGCAAGGTGCGTATATGGGCTGGAGCGCACGAGCCTGACAATGCCCCGTTCCAAGTATTGGAGAGCGGAAAAGTAATCTGCATGAATGCGGAGGTTCATGGCGATATAAATGCTACAAAAGGCATATTTAATAATGTAAATATAGAGAGTGGTACTATTGCAGGCTTCAAAATTTCTGGTACCAGCATTTCAAGCATAAATGGCGCGTATGACGGTGGTTCTGGGAACAACTCTTATTCCAATTCCAAGTTCTTCCTGCATGCGGATGGCTACAGTTCTGCATTTATGGGATTCAGTGCCAGTAACAAATGGGTGGGCATCGGGCTGAACTGTATGCCTGCAACTTCCAATATGCAGGTGTTGGGACGTTTTGAAGATACCGGCACATCATCCTATACCTATAACAAGGCGGGGCTGTACATCTCAATAGCAGGGGCTACAACCTATGATGACAGCAACGTTCATGGCAATAGCGCGCTATATATTCCCAAAGGGCATATTACCGGATTCCGTAGAAGATTCAGAAGGGTTTCTACTTCCACGACATTGACCAATATGGACAGTATCGTGAGGCTGGTGAATACCGCTGAAATAACGGTTACTCTTCCGGCAGGATGCGAGGACGGTCAGGAGATATGGTTGTGTTCGGGAAACGAGAAAAAGGTTAATGTAGCAGCTGCATCAGGAGATACCATAACCGGTAGTGGAGGAAGTTTCGCTTCTAACCGGTGGCACATCTACATATATGATGCACACAATAGAGATTGGGTTTACGGATATACAAATTGAAACTAATATGAAAACAATCAATTTTGAAAGATTTGAGATTTACACTTCCATCAATCATAAGGAAGTGCTTGTGCAGGATTGCAGGGAAGGCTTTGCCAATATCATCTACTTGAACGGTAGTGGTGTGGCTTGCCATGCGCTGGCGATGAAGATTTACAAGTCGGAAGGGGCGACGGAGTATTCTGACGAGGAGATTACCTTGATGAAGCAATTCGCGGAAAACTTCGGCAATCTTTCACTGCTTGATTCGTTCGACATGAATGTTAAGGAGAGTACAAATGATAATGAAACAAGAAAGGAGGAACAACAATGATTTTGCAGGCAGACGGAGGGCACTACCTTACACAGAGTGCGGATGTGCCCATAGATGAAAGGGTGTTCGGGAATACCGCGTATATCAGCGACGCTTCGGAGGCTTCCAAATATCGCCAGGTATCTGAAGCCGAGAAGGAACGCATGCTCAATGCCGGGACGATATTGGACTCGTCCGATTTGTCGGATGAGTATCTGGACAAGGTGGACACGCTACATGAGATTATTAAGGAGAACATCAACACCGCAGGTCTGACGGTTGAGGAGAGCCTTAAGCATAAGGAGTATTTCCCAAAATGGGATGAATTAATTGGCAAGACTGAGCCTATCGGATTCATGTTCACCTACGAAGACACTTTGTATGAAGTGATTCAGGAGCATGAATTTGCCGAACAGTGGGTACCGGGTATAGGAACAGAATCCCTCTACAAGGTTGTCCAGATTGAAGCGTCCGGCACGAAGGAGGACCCGATAGCCTGGAAGCAGGGAATGGAGCTATTTAACGGCAAGTATTACACAGACAAGGATGTGCTTTACTTGTGCATCCGTGACAGCGGTATGGGAATGTCTTTTGACCTTGCCGACCTGGTGTCCGGTGGTTTTGTGGAAGTGGTCGAGGAATCTTCTGAAGGCACTGTTCTATAACAAGGAAACTTGTTCTTTTTTCGGCTTTCCCGATGCCGTTAATTCGGGAATTTATTTAAACAAAAACGAGTTAATTATTTAAATGTTAAATTAGGGTATCATGTTTTTAAAGCGGATGCCCCTTAAATATGCAATATTATGGCAGAACAAGATATTAGAGAGAATGCGATGGCTGGTGGAACGCCAGCACGGCTGCGTGGGCTGGACGCAAATGGTAATAGCACATCACCGACATTGGCAGAAGTAGTAAGTGCAATGGGAATACACACCCATAGCTTTACATTAGCAGCAGGTGAGGAAAAAGACCTTGGAAATCTTGGAACTGGTGTGTATTTCCTAACATCTCCAACAGCATCACGAACTGCTATTTATAGCGTTGGAGCGTATCAGAAATGTTTTGTATCAGATGGAGGGAACAATTTATTCTGTGATTATACTGATGGGACTAAGAGTGTTGTTTTTGGGCGAAAGGAAGTAAATGGAAGCTTTTACATAAAGAATAATAGAGATATTGAAGCAACATTTAGATTGAAGGTGATTAAAGTATAATTTATTACTCATAGGTAATACTAATTATTATTACCCGTTCCGGCCATCTCGGTCAGAACGGGCATAACCAGAATGAAAATCCACATGGCTTGCAGAGCCACTATCAGAAGGAAACTTCCTTTACAGAATAGCCTTCAGGAATGGTTTTGCTAACCTCTTCCGGTGTCTGCAACGTAAAACCAATCATGGATGATGCAGCTATATGTACTACATTTATTTCATTTAAGCGGACAAATACATCTAAGTAAGAAGTTCCCGAATTTGACTTAATGGACAATACACGAGCTTTTGAAATGGGAACGACACTTGAAGCAGCTATTTTAGTAATGAAAGAGCCACCGCTATATGCATCGGTAAAAGCGTAAAATAATATCGCTTTTGAGTTTTCATAGGCAAAACTATTTGCAATATTAAATATTCCAGAAGAAGGGCTATCACCGTTTACACCTCTGGCTATTCTATACCACTTCCCATTAGATAAAGCAGCTTTCGTATATCCACTGCCCGTGTTCGGATGAGGAAGGTCGCCAGGTTTTATCAACACACTATCCTTGCCTTTCAAGCCTCTCACATAGTCCACACTGCTGACTGAGGTCATCTCATTTTCCTTAATATCTTGTTCTGCCATACTTCTGTACATTTAATGGGCAAGAGATACAACAGCATAAAGGTTATGCAATTCCCAAAGTTTTATTAAGTAAAAGATATAGATTTCCAAGATGTCCAAATACTGTTTTCATGATTATGTACTCTAAATTTCATAGGGTACCCAGTATGTGACACTTTGAGTTGAAAATAACATCCCACTACTTCTATTGATAAGAAAATGCCATTAATGCCTGAGCCGTCATTGGAAGAGTAGGAATACCCGAAACATGTTCCAACGTTTTTCAAATCATCATCGCCTACATTCCCTGCATTTTTTATCGTCATTGATAGTAATGTGGATAATGATATCAGCACGCTATCCTTACCTTTCAGCCCTCGCAAGTAATCTATAATGCTGGACACAGTCATTTGGTCTTCTCTTATATCTTCTGCCATAATCTTGTACATTTAATGGGCATCACCTATACACCACTTCCACCCCCATTCTCTTCAAGTGCGCATCCAGTGTTTTTATATTACAATTAAAGTATCGGGAGATAAAGACCTTGCTTTTCCCTTGCCTCAAGAATTTCAATATTTCCTTTTCGTGAGGGAAAAGCAAATGATGATGGTGCCGAATAGACTTGAGCTTCTCCTTTTTCTCCTCAAGTATGGCAGGCTTGTCTACATCAACAACAATGCCTTTTTCTCGAAGTGTGCCAGCTTCCATCAATTGGTGGCGATATTGGTAAGCGGCTGCTTGGTATTCCACATGTGGTGCGCGGTCGGTTTGGATTCTTTTCTTGATGATGACTTTTCGCTTCTTTCTTTTTTGAGGAACGATTCTTTTTTCTGTGGGGATGTCCTTGGGCTTTCGTGGACGCGGAGTATAGTTCCTAACTATCAGTCCTTCTCTTTCGAGATGCTTGTCAAGGGTGCTGTACTGGCACTTGACTTTCCGGCAGATGGCTGCTTTGCTGTATCCGTAGTCGACCATGGTGCGTATAAGGTCCTTGTGTTTGTCAAGCTTGTGCCGGGAGTTTGTCCCTCCCGTTTTCCTTCCGAGTTTCATTCCAAGCGATTTTTTCCTTGCAAGTGCTTCTTTCGTGCGTTGTGAGATAAGGCTTCTCTCTATTTCGGAAGCCAGTGAGAAAGCAAATGCTATGACGTGACTCTGTAGATTATCGCAAAGTTCAAAGCCTTCCTTCACGGTGATTACTCGAATTTTCTTTTTCATCAGGTTGTCGAGAATGGACATAACCTCCAGCAACCGCCTGCCCAGTCTGGATATTTCCGAGGCTATAAGGGTATCGTCCTTCTTCATCTTCTTTAGTAATATACCGAGCTTTCTCTTGTCCACATCTTTCATTCCGCTTATCGTTTCCTCGATGTATTGGTCTACATCTATCTGCCTTTTCCTGCAATAATTCTCTATCTCGAACCGCTGGTTTTCTACTGTCTGCTTGTCTGTGCTTACCCTAATGTATGCGTAAATCATTTTTTTGTTATAAAGATAGCGATTTTGCCGAAAAACGAACCTTTTCCCGATTGTTCGTTCTGCGTCCATTGAAAGCTTCCTAATCTGCTCTTATAAGGTTAGCTTTGCATGTGAAAAAAGTTTGGATTAGTATGGTGTTTGACAGAATATTAGTATATTTGCAGTACCCGTATGAAGATGTACGGCACCGTAACTATGTACTTGTATTTGTCCGACATATATCAAAGCCTCTGAGCTGATGTTTTTTTGCATCCGGCTCGGGGGCTTTTGTCGTTTTTGACAGACACTTTTTTGGTTAGTTGTAGAGCGTATGAATTTATAATTTGAAACATTAGTATGAAAGATGTGATTTACAATTTTATCAACGAGCACATGATGACTCACATTGTGCTGATTGCTTTGTGTATTGCGGCCACTATCGGTGCAATGTTCGTTGATTTGGTTTCCGGAGTGCTGAAAGCCCGTCAGAGGGGAGAGGCGAGGACTTCCACGGGATATAAGAAGACCGCCACCAAAGCAAGGAAGTATTTTACCCCGTTCATCGAATTGTGCTTTATCGACCTGCTCTGCTGTGTGGTTATCCCTTTCCCGGTCTTCTCGATGCTGTGGACTGGCTACTGTATCTTCTGTGAGTTCGTGTCGGTAAGGGAGAAGTCATGGGAGAAAGCGGAGCTACGGAAGGCTGAGAAGACGATGAGTGTAATCATCGAGAACAAGGATGATATTGCCAAAATCATGGCTCAGGCATTGTTTGACAATGAAAAGGTAAAGGAGGAAAACAAAAATGGCTGATGTGAATAAACTTGCACCGTTCATTATCAAATGGGAAGGTGGATGGGTAAATGACCCGGCAGACCTTGGAGGTGCTACGAACATGGGCGTGACTATTGGAACCTATGAGGCATATTGTCGAAAGAAAGGATACCCCAAGCCTACAATTGAAAGATTGAAAAATCTCACTAAAGAGGAATGGGCGGAAATTTTGAAAACCATGTACTGGGACAGATGGAAGGCAGATTTGATAACAAGTCAGTCCGTGGCGAATATCCTTGTCGATTGGGTGTGGGCATCCGGTGTGCATGGCGTCAAAATTCCCCAAAGATTGCTTGGTGTGACCGTGGATGGAATAGTAGGCCCTAAGACCATTGCTGCGGTGAATGCCAGGAACCCTCGTGAGTTGTTCGACATGATTAAGATTGCCCGGTTCGACTTCATCGAGGATATATGCAGGAAACGCCCGGCAAACAACAAGTTCAAACGGGGATGGATGAACCGCATAAACGATTTAAAGTTTGAGTCATGAAAAGGTTCATTGAACATATGCGTTTGTCGGAGTTCAGAAGGCTTTCTTTCTGGCTTGCCGTCGGTTTGTCCGCTATGTTGTGGAGCATATTGCTTTCATCGTGTGCTGTACCTAAGAATATGGAGCAGGAAAGCCACATGGATTATTCTGACGTGTTACAGAAGATGCATATCCGTATGGATTCTCTTCTGTATAATATGGATATGGTGCGGAAGGAAACAAGCGAGAAGCTTTCTAATTTAAAAGTTGAGAACACTACTACCTATCTTTCTGTGCCCGACAGTGCCGGCAGACAATACCCTACTGTTGTAAGCAAGACTACAGCTAATAAGGAGGAGAAAGAAA